AACTCCAGCCGGCGGACGGTGTCCAGGAACCTCTTGGCCTTTACCCGGTCCCCAATGAGGCCGGGGACGTTGATGGAGGTCGCGAGCAGGTTGACCACGGCGTCCTCGCCGTGCGTGTCGATGGCCCTGCGGATGCCCTCGTGGCTCCACACGCGGTTGACGTAGAAGGCGTTGGGGTCGATCTGGTCGGCACCCTTCACGCCCGCGTCCTTCAGCTCCTTGAGCATGCGCTGGAAGACCGCGCGCTGCGCCGCAGAGGCGCGTTGCAGCATCGGCGCGATGTCCTTGTGGACCATCGTCACCGACAGGTCGCCGCGCGTCAGGCGCGTCACCAGGGAGTGGAACTCGTGGAAGAACTCCGCGCGCTTCCAGAGCGGCACGGCCAGCTTGTCGGCAGCCTCGCGGGCAGCCGCGCGGGCCTCCTTGTGGAAGACACCGCCGACCGTGCGCTTGAGCAGCGACTTCCACTCGGAAGCCGTCATGCCCTGCGCCTCCTTCGCGTCCGTCTGGAGCGGGTCCTTCACCAGCGAGAACGCCAGCTCCTTGACCTCGTCGGACTTGGAGCGGTTGAGCGTGGCGAAGATGTCCCAGCGGAGCGGGACGCCCTTGCCCTCGACGTTCATGCGGGAGGTCTTCGTGGCGGGGCCACCACCGAGCTGCGTGTTGGCGATGCGGGCGGCACCGATGGAGTCGGCACCGAACACCATGCCTTCCGGCGCGGGCTGGTCCTGCAGCCGGCTCGGGTGAACCGGGTGCAGCTTGCCGTCCTCGTCGCGGATCATCAGCCAGCCGTCCTCGCGGATGGCCTCGACCTCACCCCACAGCACCTCGCCGGTGCGGGGATGCGTGAAGTCGACCACGCGGCCCACCTCGATGCGCGGGCGGGCGGCGGCACGGGTGGCCTCGTCGGCCTCGTCCCAGCCCTTGAGGAAGAGCCCGCCGCGCTCCACATCGTCCGCCAGGAACGGCGGCACCTCGCGGCCTCGGCCCTCCTTGCGGGCCTCTGCGCCCATGCGGCGCGGCCAGTCGGGGTCCTGGCTGTCGTCGAACTTCACCGGCTCCGGGGCCTTCTCGGGGGCCTTCGGGGGCTCCCCGGCCAGGACCACAGCAGGGTCCTTCGCGGCGGCGCGCTTGGCCTTCTTCTCGGCCTTCGCAGCGGCCACCTTGGTGGCGACCTCGCTGCGGTAGCCCAGGCTCTCCGCGCGGCGCTCCATGGCCCACCGCTCGGCCTTCTCGGGGTCCTTCGGGAACCGCTTGGCGGCAGCCTCGCGGATGGCCTTCTCCAGGTCGGCCTTCGTGACCACGCCGGGGGCGGCGAGCCCGCCAGGGGTGACCTGGATGGGGGACCCGCTGACGCGCACGGTGGGGTCGTGGGGCAGCGCCAGCGGCTGGCCGTCCGGCAGGAACACCTTGCGGGTCCGGTCGGTGACCCGGTGCGGGAACATCTCGTCCAGCACCTGCTCCGCGCGGGAGCGCACGTTGCCGCTGAAGTCGGCCAGCCACGCCTCGTCGGCGGCGGTCAGCCGGCGCGCAGCGTCAATCGGATCCAACCTGCCGGCCTCGACCTCGCGCACCACCTCGTGGCGGCGCACAACGTCCTCGACCAGCCGCAGCTCGGCGGAGGTCAGCTCCTCGCCGGCATCGGCCCGGGCCAGGGCGGTCAGCACGCGCCGCTCCTGCGCCGCCGCAGCCGCCACGCGGGCGTGCGAGCGGGCACCGGCCAGGGCGAAGGGGCTGGAGAACGCGGCCCCGATCAGGCCAGCCTCCAGCAGGGCCGCGCTGTCGTCCTCGAAGTTGACCGACTGGCGGACCTTCTCGAACGCGGCGTTGCCCAGGCCACCGGCCACGATGCCGCCGGCCACCGCTTCCACGCGGCTGCCCGCGCGGGCGGTCTGCTCGATCTGCTTGGCGCGGGCGATGGCACCAGCCACCTCGCCGGCCTGCGCGACCTTGCGGGCACCGTTCGCGGCCCGCAGGAGGGCGGAGGTGCCGCCGCTGGCGAGGGCCACTACCAGGTTGTCGGGGCTCAGGACCCCGAGGGCGATGCGCCCGATGTTGCCCGGGACGCCCAGGTCACCGAGCCGGGTGAGGTCCCGCTGCTTCTCCAGCAGCCGGTCCTTGATGTAGCGGGCGTGAGCCCCGGAGTGCGCCCGAGCGAACTCCTGGTGGTACTCCTCCCACACGCCCTCCGTCAGGTCCTTCCACTCGGAGTCGACGAAGGGGTTGTAATTGGCGTCGGGGGCCATCTGGCTCCCGACATGATGAGCAATCAGCCCATCGATGATGCCGTCCTGGCGGAGCATCGACCCCGCGTAATCCCGCAGGGAGGTCTCGCGCTCGCGCTTCAGGCGCTCCTCGGAGAGTTGCCACGAGGGCACCACCGGGGGAAGCTCCTGGCGCAGGTTGAAGTAGCCCAGTGCGGGCCGCAGGGTCGATTGATCCATCCTTACTTGCTGTTGAGAGCGAGGGCCTCGACCGAGTTGGCCGGGAAGCCCCCGTACTTGTTGACGACAGCCATCCAGGTGGCGGTGCCATTGAGCATGGCCGCACGCAGCTCGCCACGGCGCTTGTCCTCGACGCGCTCGCCCTTCGCGTTCGTGTAGAAGACCTTGGTCTCCTCCATGAACTTCGCGGCATCGCCGCTGGCGAGGGAGCGCCACGCCTTGCGGAACTGCGCCGGGTCACCGGTCTGCCACGCTACGTCGATCATCACGGCCCGCTGCTGCGGGGTCATCCGGTCCCAGAGGCCGGGAGCGGTTTCGTTCGCAGCGGTGGCCGCGAGCTTCTCGTAGCGGGGCATCGCCACCATCAGCAGCTTCTGCGCCTGGGCAGGCGTGAGCTGTGCTTCGCCAGCGATGACGGCCTCGATGCGGTCCTCGGACACGCCCGCGCGCTTCAGGTCGTCGCGCACGGTCTTCGCGTTGGCCTTCAGGTTGTAGCCCATCCCGATGTTCAGGCCCGCTTGCGGGTTCGGGTCGGGACTCGCCTTCAGGACCACCGCTTCGCCCATCGTGACCAGCGAGGCAGCGAGCCCGTGGTGGGTCGCCTTGCCGTCCAGGGTCATCTGCTGGTACGCACCGCCGGACTGCCCATCGATGAACGAGCGGGCCACCTCGGCGGTCAGCCGGTTGTCTACCTTCACTGCACGTTTCGGAACGGTGGAGAGGTTCTCCAAGGAGGGCAGCGGCGGGGCCAGCTTCGGCACCGCAGCCAGGGTCTCCTTGATCTGCGTGAGGCGCGCCTGCTCGACGGCCTGGAGGGTCTCGCGGGGCAGCAGCCGCAGCTTCTCGGCCTTCGCCAGGGAGGTGGCATGCGCGTCCAGGTAGTTCAGGTCGAACTTGCCCAGGCGCTGCTGCTTCTGGACCTCCAGGTAGACCGCGCGGTCGGCGTCCGTGACGACCTTCTCGGCCCGGTACGCCTCGCGGATCGACGCCAGCGGCACCGTGCCGAGGGCCTGCTCCGCAGCTCCGCTCGTGAGGACCACGTGCGCGAGGTTGCCGTCACCGATGGAGCGGAACTCCACGCGCCACTCGCCGTCGTTGCGGTCCTTCAGCGCGTACGCCTCGGACACCCGGCGGGTGTACTCCGTGATGGCCTCCTGCATGGTCTCGTCCGCGCTGCCTGCCGGCACGCGCACGGCCACGCCGTTGTGGCGGTCCAGCACGAAGTTGCGGGAGACCCACGAGCCCACGTGCGAGAACACCCGGTCGGGGTCGCTCGCGGCGGACGGGTTGCGGGACAGGTACGCCTTGGCCTCGGCCTGCGCGGCCATCTCGACCTGGAGCTTGTTGGCGGGCTCCATGCCCCAGCCGAACCACCGCTGCATGAAGCCCACGCCGGTCACCTTGTCGCTGATGTCCTTCAGCTTCTTGGCGAACGCGGGCTCCTTGGCGAGCTTCTCGGCAGCGGCCTTGGCCTCCGGGGAGATGGCGCGGTACGCGGCCTTGTAGGCGGCGCTCTCGTCCGAGCCGTTGTCCTTGGCCCGCCAATACTCGCGCATCAGCTCGTCGACATCGTCCTTGAAGTACAGCGAGCGGTACTTCTCATCCGCGCTCAGGCCGCGCCACAGGGACGCGATGGCCTGGAACTCCGGGGTGGCCCCGTTGGGGTCCTGCGCGGAGGTCAGCACCGTCTGCACGAGGCGCTCGATGGCCGGCACCGGCACGGTCGCCCGCACGCGGCTCTGCTCGCCCAGGATGAACGCGGAGAGCTGCGCCATGGCCTCGCCGTTGCCTTGCACGGCCTGCTGCCACGCGGCGGTGACAGCGCCACCGAGCTTGGCCTCCAGCACCTCGCGCTGCTCCTTCGGGTCCAGCAGGCCCAGCATGCGCTGGTCGTAGAGGCCCATGAGCTGCGTCTGCGCGGCCTTCTTGGCGGCGTTGGCGCGGCCGCGCGCGAGGTACGCGGCCATCTCGTCCGTGGTCTGGAACAGCCCGAGCGGCCCGTGGTGGCGCAGCACGCGCTCCAGCGTGATGGTCTCGGGACGCTCCTCCAGGTCGCGGTCAAGCTCCACGCGCGCCGGCAGGTTGGCCGACTGCGCGGCCTCCCGCAGGAGCTGCATGTTCTTGGCCTTTGCGGCCTCGCGGGCGCGCAGCACGTTGTCCTGGAGGTCCGGATTGAGGGCCAGCAGGGGCTGCTTCGTGTCGGGGTCCACGGCGTCGAACACCTCGAAGACCGAGGGGTCGCCGCCCTTCTGCTCGGACACGGCCAGGGCGCGCATGAAGAGGCGCTGCGCCAGCTCCTTCTTGGACTTGCCCAGCTTCTCCCACTCGCCGCGCTTCCCGAGGAACACCTCGGCCCACTGCTGCGGGGCCATGTCGGCGCGGAAGGAGCCCTGCATGTCCGTGAACACGGCAGCCTCGGCAGCCTCGTCGATCTTCTTCAGGCGCTCCTTCTCGGCAGCCGCACGGACAGCGCCCTCGAACTCGTTGAGGTGCTGGCCCATGCGACCGGCGAGGCCGGGGTCAGCGAGGCCCCCAAGGGACCGCTGGCGCTGCTCGGCCAGGAACTTCTCGGGGTCGAAGTCGGGGTCCTTGCGTGCCTCCTCGTAGGCGGCGGACCACTCCTGGCGCGCCTTCAGCGCGAGGCGGTCGACCAGCGAGTTGCCCAGGGCCTCGCGGAACACGTTGCCGAAGGCGGGCGGCACGTTGGCCGGCAGCTCGCCGTTGACCTCGGCCTGGACCTCCTCGGCGCTGGTGGCCTTCGAGGCGGCGCTGCGGGCGGTGGCCTCGCGCTGCGCGGAGGCGATGCCCTCGGTCTTGTACGTGGCGATCTGCTGGTCGGTGTAGCGGCCCAGCTCCGCGTTGAACACGGAGAGGCCGCGCAGGAGGCCGTCCAGCTCCATCGAGGGGGCCGGGGCGATGCCTACGCGGCTGGCATAGGAGTGCCGCTGCGCGACCGCGCGGTCCAGCACAGGGCCGCGAGTTGGACGGGTGTCAGCCATGGGGGATTACCTGGTGCCCGCTCCGGGCTTGGGGTTCTTGATGTCGTGGAGGCGGCTGCCGAGCTGGAGCCCTGCGCCGGCGATGGTCAGGCCAGCACCGAGCGCGGACGGCCTCACGGCGGGCGTCAGCGAGTGGACCTGATTGCTGATGTTCCAGAGGTCGGAGGACTCCTGGTAGCCCAGCTCCGCCTGCTTCTTCGTGGCGTTGGAGCGGACGGTGGCGAGGTCTTGGCCCTGCTGGATGCCGATGGCCGCGAGCTTGCGGTCGCCCGTGTTGCCGCCGCCGTATTCGCCCAGGAGGGCCTCCAGGCTGGCACGCTCACGCTGCGCCTGCTGCTGGTAGGCGTTGACCTCGCTCGCGTCCTCCTCGTACTGCTCACGGCGCATGCGCTCACCGTCCGAGATGCGGCGGTCGTATTCGAGCTGGATGCGCTTGCGGGCCTCCTCGTTCTGGCGGTTCTGCCAGTCGGCCTGCGCCTTCTGACCCTGGTACTGCATGTACGTCTGCACCGTGGTCACGGCGAAGGACGCGATAGCCAGGGCTGCGGGAGCTGCTACGCACATGGTGGGAGGTAGAAGAAGTCGAACTCCGCCGCGCGCCCAGGCGTGGGCAGGATGCGGAACCCGAGGTGTTGGAGGAAGGCACGTGCTTCCGCGTTGGGGCGATGCACGTGGTTGCAGATGAGGGCCTGTGGGTACAGGTCCCGGATGTAGGCGAGCATGGCCCGCGCGTACCGCACCATGAAGACGCGGTGCCGGCGGGCTTGCTCGGCGCAGAGCAGCCAGGGGTACACCTCCTGGCCGTCCACGGTGTAGCCGGCGAGGGCTACCACCCGCCCGTCCACTTCGGCGGTGATGGCCTCGGTGGCGCACTGGAGGGTGCTGCGGACGACCTCCGCTCCGCCCATGCCGGGGACCCAGAGGTTCACCTCCAGGTCGTCCGAGGGGCGGAGCTTGAGGGCATCCGCGTCCGCCATCGTGGCGGGACGGATGGTTGGTCTCATCGCGAGGACTTCATCTCCACGTTGCCGCGCCACTCCGCGTACGGGAAGCAGCACGGAAGGTGCGAGTCGGACTCGATGTCCACCGTGGTGCCGGTGGCCTGCGCGTGGACGGGGATGGCGAACTCGCCGTTGACCAGCGCGGGCTCTGCGCCCAGGAGCTGGCCGACACCCACGCCTGCGCCGCTGAAGCCGTACTCGTAGGAGCCGCCGGCCTTCGTGGTGACCTTCACCTTGAAGTAGCCGGTCCTGACATACCGCAAGATCATCTTCAGCAGCTTCACCCGCGCGTCCATCACGGGGACCTCGTGCTGGTCCCGGAAGAACACCTCGGTGAACCGGTAGCGCATCGTGTACTTGCGGCCCACCATGAACGTGCCGCTCGTGGTGGACGACTTCACCCGGAAGGTGATGGTCGTCTTGCCGTTGCTGGTGCCCAGCGTCTTCGACACGATGGGAAGCTCCAGGGGGTCGGAGCTGCCGCTGTACCGGAACACCTTCAGGTCGTCCGAGTCGGGCATCGTGACCGTCACGTTGACCTCACCGAACGTGCCGGTGGCGGTGGCCCCGTTGACCCACACCTTGCGGTCCAGGCGCACCGGGAACGAGAGCGTGTCGTCGACCGCGTTGGGGGCGAAGTCCAGCACCTCCAGGCACAGCACCGCCTGACCCGTGGGGGTCGCGTTGCGGTACAGCGTGGTGAGGTACAGGAGCTGGCCAGCCCAGTGTGCCTTCACGATGCCGCCGCCGAACACGAACTTCTGCCACGCCCGCTGGGAGAGCTTCTCCCCGTCGTCCTCGTACTTGAAGACGTACAGCTCGTTGCCCTTGCCGGGCGGCACGATGGCGAGCGTCTTGGCGGTCTCGCTCAGCTCGATGGCCCGGGGCCGGTCGGGGACGTAGGTCGGCACGTGGTCCGTGACGGGTTCCGCCGTGGTGGACACGGTGTCGCCGGCCACGCGGTACAGCGCCATCTGGGTGTAGCCGTTGTTCGTCGAGGCGAACACCACGCGGTTCCCGAGCTGCTTCGGGGCAGCCGAGTTGGTGGACTCGAAGGCGGTCGAGGGGACGAGCTTCGCCGTGTTGGGGGTCAGCACCTCGCCGCCGTCCAGCATGAACTGCTGGTCGCGCGTGGCCCACACCACCAGCTTCTCGCGGAAGGGCACAGCCCAGTCGAGGGTCTCGACCGACTCCGCCGCACCCGACAGGTCGATGGGGTCCGTGTCGAGGATGTCCCGCGCCGTCTTCGCGAAGAAGTTGTAGTAGTCGCCCGACCGCGACATGCACAGCGAGTCGCCGGCCAGGAAGCCCAGGCGGTTCCGGTAGAAGAAGATGTCGCGCAGCCGCTTGCCCACGAACGAGGGCATCGGGTTGGTCGCGTCATCGCCGGTCAGGCGCTCGCCCCACACGATGGGGCGCACGTACCAGGAGCCGCCCTGGCGGAACACCTTGTGCGGCATGGTGGCCGGGTTGAGGCCCGTGTTGATGCCGTACTTGCGGGACTCCACCCACTGCGAACCGTTCCAGACCACGTAGTAGGGGTCGATGTCCGCGCCAACGTCATCGCCCAGCACGGTGAGCCGCCGGCCCGAGACCATCCCTGGCGGCAGTTCGGAGAACTTCTTGACGCCGTTGGTGAGGCACGTGATGGCCGTGTTGCCGTACGTGTCGCCCACCACGCAGGACCAGTTGCCGCTGTAGTGGATGCCGATGAGGCCGGGGGTCGAGTACGTGTTCACGGTGACCCCGCCGATGGCCTGGAGGGCAGACACGAGACCGCTCACGACCGTGTCGACCGTCACCACGCCAGAGGTCGGCGCGGAGTGCTGCGCCAGGGTGCCGTTGACGTAGATGCGGTAGCTGTGGCCCGGGACGCCGGTCTTCACGTACACGAAGTGCCAGCCCGCCAAGGGCACGGAGCTGTCCGTGTTCTGCGCCGCCACAGTGACCTCGCTGTTCACGATGAAGGTCGTGTCGGCCACCGTGATGGTCCGGAAGGCGGTCGAGGGGTCCGCCGCGTTCAGGTACGTGGGCATGCTCGCGGCATTCCCGTTCGCGTCCTGGTACACGACCGGCTCGGTGGCACCGGTCTGCATGTCCACCGCCGTGATGCCAGCGGTGCCGAAGATGAGCTGCCAGCGGCCCGCAGAGCCCTTGTCGACCACGTGGCAGTGGACGTTGCCGATCAGGGACTCGGAGGTCCCATTCGCCCAGGCGAGGGGGAGCTGCGCCACGTGCTTCGAGCCCGGGCGCTTGAAGAGGCCCGAGACCACGGTGGACAGCGCGTTCTCCTGAAGCTCGCCCTGCGTGGCGTGGCGCATCGCGGGGATGGCCTGAGAGACACCCCCGAACAGGCCGGGGATGGCACGGGTGACAAGGCTCATGGCTTACGAAACGGCGGGGAAGTACCGGCCCAGGAGCGTCACTGCAACGTCCACGGAGTCGGTGAGGAAGTTGGCGTCAGCCGTGTCCGCTTCGTAGGACTCCAGCGTCTGGAGGGCGGCGACCTCGTCGTCCTCGGTCATGGAGTACACGGTTTGGCCGGCTTGCAGGCGGGCCTGGAGGGTGCGCGCAGCCTTCACGGCGATGTAGTGGCGCGCCGGCTGCGGCAGCTCTTCCCACGGCAGCAGGAAGATGACGGTGCCCTTCAGGTCCCGGTCGAATACGTAGGTGTGGCGCTCGCGGTCGTACAGGCGGGAGCCGCGCTGCACGGGCTTCATGCCGGCGTAGTCGTCCACATCCAGGGAAAGCACGTTGGGGGCCACGGCAATCTCGCCGTTCACATCCCGCGTGAGCGGGAAGCCCTGTTCCGTGTTGAAGGCCCACCCGCGCGACTGCACGACCCGGGAGGTGTCGTTGAGGACGCTCTTCGCGATGGACAGCGGGAGGTGGCCGGGCTGCGTGAGGGCCTGCACCGGGGCCTCGTCGGCTGCCGTGAGCATCAGGTTGATGGCCTCCAGCTCGGTGAGGAGAGTCGTTGCACTCATGGTGGGGAACGAAAAAATGCCCCCAGCCCACGGGAAGCCGGGGGCAGTCCAGTGGGAGGGGGCAGTTGGGGTCAGGAAGGGGCCGAAGCCCCAGCCATCAGCTCGTGGTCTTCAGCTCGACCGCGCACTCGGGGCGCAGGATGCCGTGACCCATGGCGTACTTCGCCACGATCAGGGTGCCCTGACGGCGGATGTCGTACTCCATCTCGGTCGCGAGGTCCAGCAGCTTCACCGTGCCCACGGCTTCCTGCGTCATCACCAGGGCCGCAGCCTTGGAGAAGTCGCCCTGGTAGGCGGCAGGACCGGTGTTCACCACGGCGGTCGGCAGGTTGTTCGTCTTGACCAGCTCGATGCCGGCGACCTCGAAGACCTTGGCCTTCGCCTTGTCACCGTTGCTGTTCGACAGGTCCTTGTCGACGAGGTTGTCCACCTGCGCCAGCAGGAAATACTGGGCGGGCTTCAGGAAGCCGAACCGGCGGGAGCCTTCCGGCACATCCTTCTCGTCCAGGGCCTGGGCAGCGGCGTAGAAGCCGGCGATCAGGTCGGACGCAGAGGTGCGGTACAGCGTGGTGGCCGAGGTCAGCGAGGTGCCACCCGGGGCACCGGTCACCGTGGCGGAGGCACGGGCAGCCAGCAGGCCCACCTGGAGGACGTTCTTGTCCCACTGGTTGGCCAGGAAGATGCCGCACTCCTTCGAGTAGATCGAGCGGTACTCGAAGTGGTTCTTCGCCTCGTCGATGCTCGGGATGAACACCGAGGAGATCAGCAGGTCGTCGATGGTGATGACCCGCTCGGCCACGTTCGAGGCTTGGCCGACGATTTCCGTACCGGGCGTGTGGTAGCCACCCGTCACCTTCCAGGTGGCCGGGAAGGTCGCGCTCTTGCCGTGCGCGATGGTGCGGACCATGTGCTTGTCCAGCACCTTGGTCGCCGTGGAGAAGGCGGTCAGGACTTCGCCCGAGAACACCTTCAGGAACATCGCATCGGCGGCACCGGAGCCGTTGACCTGACCGATGTTCAGGACAGTTGCGTTCGCCATTTGAGGCTATTCCTTGTGAGGAGGGTTGGGACACAGCTACGGCCAGAAGGCCGCAGGGCTAGGGCCGCAGAACCCACCGCACGCTCACGCGCTCACTCGCTCACGACAGGTTGTCGTCCCTCGGGACGGCCAGCGATGTCGCTCGTGGGGAGAACGGAGGGGGATCTGGGATGCGCCGCCACGAACGGGCGGCAGGAGGGAATTGGTGCCCGCGCTGACGCGGCGGGCGGGACGGTTAGAACACGCTGGAGGCAGCCAGCCGGCGCTCCACGGAGGCCCGGTAGGCGGGGTCCTTCGCGTAGCGCGGGTCGCTCATCGCGGCCACCACTTCGGCGGTGGACTGGAAGGCGTCACCGCCGGGCACGCTGGACGCGCCGCGCACGAGGTTCGGGGCGGAGCCCACGGCCTCGGCGTAGCGAGCCTTGAGCGCGCTGATAGCCATGTTGCGCTGGGCGGGCGTGCCCATGACCGCAGCATCGAACGCATCGCGCTCGGCCTGCGGCAGGTTGGTCGCGGCCCAGGTGACCATCTGGCGGTACTGCTCTTCGCCGCCCACGAGCTTGTGCGCCTCCATCACGGCGAGGGAGGCACGGGCCTCCTGGCCGGCGATGAAGTCGTTCACCAGCTCGCGGCTGATGCCGGCACCTTCGAGGGCCTTGTAGTGGTCCTCGGAGAGCGAGCCGTTCTCGTAGAAGTGCTGGCTCATGCCGGCGAAGTCCACCTTCGAGGTGTCCACACCAGCGGCGCGGGCCGCGTCTTCAGCGGCCTTGGCGGCGTCCGCAGCCGGCTGGTTGGCCGGGGGCTGCTGCGCGGGGGCCTGGGCGGGCGGTTGGCTGCGACCGCGCTCCAGCTCGCCGTACGACTTCAGGAGGTCGTCCACGCGCACCTGACCCTTCTCGGCGTCCCAGAACTTCTCCGGGACATGAGCGGGCCGCTGCGGCGGGGTGGGCGGCTGCGCGGGCTGCTGCCCGAGCTGCGCGTTCAGCGAGGCGGAGGCGTTGTCGACCACCGCCGCCATCGCCTTGTCGTGTTCCGACTGGCCGACCGGCTGGGGAGCCGGGGCCGGGGCCGATGCGGCGTGCATCAGTTGTCGACGCGGATGGCGTTACCGGACACGATCTGGGCCTTCTTGCCGTCCTTGAGGGCGGCATCGAGCATGGCCTTCAGTTCTTTCGGGTCCGCCTTCTGCTTCACGCCAGCGGCGACCATCAGGCGCTCTTCGGCGGGGCTCGGGGCCGCGCCTTCGGACGCCTTGTTCACGGGGGTTGCGTCTGCCATTTACTCTTGCTTGGCGGTCTCTTTCACGACACCGCCGATCTGGTTGATGACGTTGGGACCGAGCCGTTCGATCATGGCCTGCATCTGGCTCTGCTCCTGCGCCTGGGCGACCTCCTGCGGGGTCTTGATGAGACCGTCAGGGGTGACGCCACGGGCAGTCGTGAGCCGCGTGAGCAGGTTGTCGAAGTTCATGTAGGTCTGGAGCGCCTGGGGTCCACCCAGGTCCACCACATCCGCCACGAGCGCCTTGAGGTTGTCCAGGTCCGCACCGCGACCGAGGGCATCGAGGCCGGTCACGATGATGGGACGGAGCGCGCCCTTCGGCAGCATGGGCAGCTTGCCCTCCTGCTGCATCTGCACCATCAGGCGGCGCAGGTACGGCAGTTGGAACTCCAGCGCGAGGGTCGAGTAGTTGCCGCCCAGGGAGGAGTCAAGCTCCTGCGCCATGAAGCGGATTTCCTCGGCGGTCACGCGCTCGGCGTGGCGCTGCACGGCCTGGTTCATCACGAACGCGAAGGCCAGCTCCTCCTTCAGCTCTCCGATCAGCTCGCGGGCGGTCGCGAAGTCCGCGCGCTTCTCCACCTGGAGGGCGGCGACATCATCCGGGTTGCCGTCGATGACCGCACCGGTCTCGGCCTGGGTGAGCTTCGTCGCCTTGGCTTGGCTGTTCGGCTTCCGCAGGAACACGACCTTCGCGGCCACCGCCGTGCCCTTCACCAGCGAGGCGGTGAGGGACTCCAGCGAGATGAGGTGGCCCAGATAGTCCTCGACCATGCTGCGACCGTAGTCGCCGGCGGGGTCGATGATCCAACGCAGGGGGAAGTACGGGAGTGCGTCGAGCGGGAACGTGCCGCGCGACTCGGGGATGCGTACCCCTTCGACCTCCTGGTAGACCTCCCAGTGGTTGCCGCGACGGAAGGTGCCGGTGTAGATGGTCACCTCGGATTCGTCGGCGCGCTCCGCATTGATCTTGCCGGCCATGCGGGCCTTCACGATGCTGCGGATGCTTTCGGGGAGGGCTCCGAGGGCGATGCGCTCCTCGAAGATGATCTTCAGGGGGTTGCCGGCGCTGTCACGCTGGCACACGTAGCGGTCGAGGGGGTAGAGCTTGAGGCCGCCGCCCTTGGGCAGGAGTTCGATCAACACGTTCCCGGCGACCAGCAGGTGCTTGATGCCTTCGCCCGCAGGGGTGCGGGTGGGGGTCGAGTTGATTTCTTCCTGGATTTCCGACTCCACGGAGGAGAGGGCCTTCTGGATTTCGGCCATCGCCTGCTTGCCACCGAGCTGCTGCTCCAGGGGCTTCGACACGGCGAGGCGGAAGAAGGTCTGTCGGGCGGGGAAGAGAGCGAGGAGGAGCTTGGCGGCAAGGCTGTTCACACAGCGAGCGCCGAAGCTGGAGAAGGTCACACGGAGCTTCGTGGACCCGGAGGAGCCCTGGGGCGGGAGCAGCCAGGGCAAGGTGAACTTGGCGCAGTCCCTGGCCCGCTGGAGGTACGGGGCGCGGTCGGAAGTCAGCTTCTCGTACTGCGCCTTGAGGGACTGCTCGGCCATCACAGCTTGCCGGTCAGGTTACCGATGCGGAGCTGCGACAGCCCGCCTTCGCGGCGCTTCTTGGCCTCGTCCTCCGGGCTGGCCATGGGGCTCGGGGCCTGGAGGGGAGCGACCGGCGGCGGCGGTTCCGGGGCCGGCGGCGGGGGCGGAGGTGCAACGACCTTGGGTTTCGAGCACATGAGGGTTGCCTCGTAGATGACTGGTGGGGGCTTCGCCTTTCGGCTCAGCCGGGAGCGAGGCTCGGGGTTTAGGCAACAAAAAAGGCCCCCGAAGGGGCCTAAGTGCTTGTGGCTATTTGTGATTTGGGGACCAGACGAGACCCACCACGCCGGCCCGCTGGAGCGCCTCCTGGCACCCCTGGCAGGCGTACGTGTGGCCCTCCAGGATGGCGACCGCGCCGGGGGCGGAGCCACCCGCGTTGCGGACGGCGACCTCCTCGGCGTGGCCGATCTGGCGGCAGACCGTGCGGCACTTCTCGTACCCCTCGCCGGGGCCGCGCGGGCACACCGGCTGGGGGTTCTCGCAGAGGTTCTCGCCAGTGACCCGCCGCCCGTCCACCAGGAGGAGCGTGCAGGTCACCCGGCGCTTGGCGCACGGGCCCATCAGGCGGTCTCGGTGTCCGCGATGGTGAAGTGCCGGGGGTTCCAGTCCTTGTACCGCTCGCGGGCCGCAGCCATCTGCGCCTCGACCTCGGCGTAGGCCGCGCGCAGGGACACGCTCGGGGGCCGGTCGTCGTGCAGCTTGCCCGCCGCCTTGGCGTCGATCAGGATGGCCGCGCAGGCCATGATGTGGCCCAGGTGCGGGGTGCCGTCCACCGGGTCCACCTCCTCACCGGAGAGGTAGGCGTCCAGGTGGCGCTGCATGGCGGACAGGTACACGGAGGCGCGGACGCCGGACTTGCGCCAGTTCCAGGCCCCGTACTTCACCATGCCCACGAAGTGCGCCACGGCCCACTGCGCCTTGGCGATGGGGCTCAGGAGCCACAGGGGCACCTTCTTGTCCCCGATGGCGTCCTTCGGGTTGGTCTCCTTCCAGCCGTCCGGCTTCGGCAGCGGGGTCGGCGGGGCCTTGCCGGCGGGGTCCACGAAGTAGGGCGCGCTGGCGCGGCTCCACTCCTCGGGGGTGGCCTCGTCGATGGAGGTGCGCGGGCGGAACCCGCCCTCGGCGTTCACCCAGGTCTGTCCGCTCATTGGCAGCTCTCGCAGGATTCGGGACGACCCAGGTCGCACGCCTTCGGCGGCAGCGGGAAGTCGTCCTCGTCGGTCGCCGGAAGCGCCGGCTGCGCGGTTGCGCCGACCACGCCTTCCGGCAGTGGTGGCACGTGCGGCACGAACTCCTCGGGGGTGTTCGTCATTGCTTCTCCTTGGGGGCGTGTTGGGGGCACCCGGCGTACCAGCGCACGATGGCGCGCCGGTCGTCCGGTCGTTGGGGGTGGAGGCAGCGCGGACCCTCCTTGGGGAAGGAGCCGTGCCGGCAGGAGTCGCAGCCCTTACGCTCGGTCGGCTGCATCGAGCTTCTCCAGCAGCGCGGCGTAGTAGGGCTGGTGGACGGACTCGCGCCACACGTTCTTCGTGTTCTCCCCGAGCTGCTCCCAGCGGGGAGCCACGGGGGCGCACGCTTCGTACAGGCGCTTCGCCTTGGCGTCGAGGTCGCTCAGGCCGGCGTCCACAGGCGGACCTCCTTGGCCTTGAAGTCGTAGTCCTCGGCGCGGCAGATGCGGGCCACGCGGGCCTGCACCAGGGCGTCCTCTTCGGTCAGCCCACGCGCGGCGTACGCGGCCACCACGCGCTGCCAGGGCGGCAGCTCGCCGGGGGCGTCCAGGATGCGCTCGGCCTTCTTCGGGCCGATGCCGGGGCAGCCCTTGTAGTTGTCCGTGCTGTCGCCGACCAGGGACTGGTACAGGTGCCAGCGGTCGGCCTCCTCGGGCGTGACCCAGCGGGGCGCGCTGTCCTTCGCCGGGTTGAACAGCCAGCCCGGGATGGTCCGCATGTCCTTGTCCTCGGACACGATGACCTTCTTCCGGACCTTGGCGAACTCCGGGTGCGCCTCCAGGAAGTTGCGCGGCAGGCCGTCCATCGTGGACAAGATGCCCATGATGTCGTCCGCCTCCAGCTTGGGCCGGCGGTAGCTCGGGTAGGTGGCTTCGAGCCAGCCCTTGATGGGGAGCAGCAGCTCGGGCTTCACCACCGTCGCGCGGTTCTCCTTGTACGTGGGCAGCACCGCCTTGCGCCAGCCCTGGTCGGACGGGCACGACAGGCAGATGACCACGAGGTCCGTGTCCAGGCGGTCCTTCAGGGCGGCGAGCCACTCGTCCACCTTCGGGGTGACCTCGTCGAGGTCGTCCACCGCGATGCCGAACTCGTAGACCCGCTGCCCCTTGGCGGCGAACTGATAGGCCAGGATGTCCGCGTCGACCAGGAGGGCCGTGCGGCTCACGCGCTCCTCGCGCGGGCGATGGCCGTGTTCGCGGCCAGCAGCGAGCGGTACATCGTGACCGCCTCGTCCACCCGCTGCGCGATGGACAGCGGTGCGCCGTCGAAGCTGCGGCGCGGGACACCGATGGAGTCGAGCTTGGCGTGCGCGGTCAGCAGCTCGCCGGCCATGAACTCCATCACATCGTCTTCCGTTGGGCGTCGAACTCCCATTCCTTGAACTCGTAGGGGATGACCAGGGCGAAGCCCAGGTACTTGTTGGACAGGCGCTCGAACCGCTTCATCGAGCGGTCGAACTCACGTTTGGACTCGCAGTGGCAGAGCGTGAAAGTCCGCCGCTGCGCGTCCAGCTCGAAGGCGTCGGTGCAGACCAGCTCCTGGCCGTCGTGCCATACCTGGCACAGGCCGAAGTCGTGGTGCGCCGCGCGGACTGCGGGGTCACCGCGAACCTCGATGAGCTGCAACGGGTAGCCGCCGGCCTCGCCCAGGTCCCAGACGCGCGCCACATCCGGTGACTGGTAGGAGAGGAACTTGGAGAACGGCTCGACCCGCGCGCCGGGGAAGGCACGGGCCACGGCATCCTGCTGCTCGCCGGTCAGCTCCCGGCAGAACAGGTCGATGTCCTTCGGGGCCACCCCCATGAGGCGGTCCCGCAGGAACCCGCCGGCCACGATGGCAGCGGGCTCGATGGCTTGCAGCGAAGCGAGGGAGGCGGCGACCGCAGCCGGGAGGCTACGGGCGTCCACCTTGACTCACGCCTCGGATCCACTCCTGGAGGGCGCGGAGCCGGTCGGCTGTGTCGTGACAGGTCGCGTAGTTGCTGGCGACGGTGCTGGCAGCTTCTTTAGGGGTGACGGCGGCTGCATCAGCTCCAGCGGAGGCTGGGGGTACAGGCTCGTCGGCTGCGGCTGCATCGTGGAGCAACCGCCAAGCAGGAGGCAGAGCAACAATGCCGTCAGGGATGCGCTTCTCGATCTGGACTTGAACATCTTTCGCTCGGTCTGCGATGGCCGCGCGGGACTGCGCCCGCTGCGACAGGACGATGGTGGTGTGCTTGGCGATGGCGCGCTCGTTCTCCAGGCTGGCCTGCAATGAGGCAACCTGGAGGCGCAGCTCGTCGCGCTCCGCGAAGGCATCACGGACCTTCCAGCCCGCGAACGCCAGCCCCGCCACCACCGCCAGGACGGCGGCGATGCGGAGCAGCGGCAGGTAAGACCGCAGGGGGTTCAGCCATGCACCCATGCCACACCCTCCTGCGTGGGGCGGTAGACCCGCCCGTAGCCCTCCGGGGTCAGCGTGGTGAGCAGACCCATGGAGGCGGCAGCGGCGACCGCCTGCGCGTTGTAGCGGTAGTAGTCGCCGTTCACCGCGATGCCGCCCATGTAGGCGGTCACCAGCACCTTGTTGACGGCCTCGCGCAGCTCGGTCGGGACCTCAGTGGGTCTCGGCCCAGTTGCGCCCTCGCTTCCATTCCCCGGCCAGCGGGCAGCGGAAGCCAAACGACTCGCCAGCGCGGCGGATTGCGTCCGCAGCCGTGCGGCCCACGAACTCAGCTTTGTCATCATCAACCTCGATCTGCCACTCGTCGTGGACGTTCGCCACGAACTCGTAGTGCGTCCCGGGAATGAGCCCGGCCTCTTGAAGGGTGTCGTCGAGCAGGCACAGCGCCCGCTTCATCTGCACCGCGCCGGCACACTGGAGCAGCGTGTTCAGCGCGGCGTGCTGGGAGCGGACGGAGATGTGCCGCCCGTCCAGGCCCTTGAGGTACTTCTGGAGCTTGGCCTTCGACTGGACCGCCTTCACCAGCTTGCCCATGGCGGGCAGGTTGGTCAGGAAGTCCTCGCGTGCCTTGCGCCCACGGCGCTTGGCGACCGCCCCCTTCTTGCGGGTGAGGATGAAGCCGAGCTTCTCGTCACCCGCGCCGTAGATGAAGGCGTAGAACCAAGTCTTCGCGATGTCGCGGCCCGACTCGCCATCGAAGTACGTGGCCTTGGGGTCCAACCCGAGCGCCCGCGCGTTCGTCGAGTGGATGTCCGTGCCGGCCTTCTTGTCGCCGCGCAGGACCACCTCGATGTACGCGCCACCGTCGTAGAACCCCATGTAGCCCGCGAGGTCGCGCAGCTCCAGGGCGTCCGCATCGCAGCCCACCAGCACCTTGCCGGGGCCGGCGATGAACAGCTCGCGGCACTCGTGCCCGTACGGGCTGTACGTGGCCGGCACCTGCGCCATGTTGGGCGTGCTGTGCGTCATACGCCCGGTCACCGCGCCCATCGTGGTCACGCCGCCGTGGATGCGGCCGTCCGGCCCCACGTGACGGAGCCACGCCTCGTCGCCCTCCGCGAGCTGCCCGATGCGCTTGCACACCATCAGGTACTCCTTCAGGGGCTGCGCCTCGGGGTACGGCAGCTTGCTGATGACCGCTTCGTCCACCTTCGGCTTGCCGTCGTTGGTGAACTCCTCGGGCTCCCAGCCGCGCAGTTGCTTCAGCCAGTGCGCGATGTGGTCCCGGCTGCCCGGGTTGAACTGCACCAGCTTGATCTTCTGGAACGGCACGCCGGCCACGTAGCCCAGGGTGGCGTTGTCACGCTTCGGCGTGAACGGCTTGCCCTCGGGCCGGTACAGCGGCGGGAAGACCTTCTGGAGGTCGCGCTCCAGCTCCGCGCGGCGCTGCACGAGGACGGCGTACAGCTTCGCCGCCTTCTCCTGGTCGAACAGGAAGCCGTACCGCTCCTGCCGCGAGAGGATGCTGGCGACCTGGGTCTCCAGCAGGATCGACTCCTCGGACCAGCCGGTGGCCTCGATGCGGGACAGGAGGTTGTCCGTGACGTTTACGTCCTGGACGCAGTAGTCCTCCATCTCCTGGGTCCACTTGTCCCAGGGACCCTTGAAGTCGCCCTTGTAGTTGCCCAGGCGGTAGCCCCAGGCTTCGAGCGAGTAGCGCCCGATGCAGTTCGACGGCATCTTGCCGGCGCGCACCAGCTTCTGGTCGTGTTCCCAGATGTCCGCCCAGAGGAGGCGGGAAAGCACCATGGTGTCCCGCACGCTTCGCCAGTGCCTGCGGTAGCCGTACAGCTTCGCCAGTACGGGCAAGTCGAACTTGATGATGTTGTGCCCTGCCAGGAGGTCAAACTGGTCGAGGTAGGAGAGGCCCTCGGCCATCTGATGCGCCCGAAAGACGCGGCGCTTGCCGGTCGCGTGGCAGCGCACAACCATCACGTGGACCGTGGTGCATGCATCGAGCAGGCCATCGGTCTCTAGGTCGAATACACCAATACGCATGGGGGTGCTTTCCCGCCTCCCTAACGAGGCGAGTGAGTGGGGTTGAGTGGGGAAGAAGGACCGGGCTTTCCACCCGGATCGGTCGCTTTCTGCGTCGCGTGGGACTCACGCCGCCCCTCCGGTCACGCCCGTCGACGTGAAGGGAGAGGACTTCCCGGGTTCAGTCCAGGAGTTGCGTGATGCGGCTGGAGATGCGGACGGCCTTGCCGGCCTCGTCCACGAGCGCATCCGCGTTGCGGTCGACCTCCTTGGCCTTGATGCGGAGCTGTGCCGCTTCGGCGCGCAGGTTGTCGGCCTTGGTGAGCTGCTTCTCCGCGAACGCCTCCAGGCGCTGCACGGTCTTCTCGAAGCTCCGCACGATGGCGGGCAGGGAACGCTGGAACACGAAGAACATCGGTCGTTCAGTGGATGGCCCGGCTGCCCGCGCAGAAGAGGAGCGCGAGGTTGCCGAGCGGGGTTGGGACAGGGAGCGGCAGCGGCATCACCGCAGCCGGGGCGTTGTGGGTCCAGATGAAGGCCACCGCCGCCCGCTGGGGCGGGGTGAGGCCGTTCACTGCTTGGGGGCCGAGGCGGGCCGCTCGGGCTTCTTCACCGCGTCGGCGGCTGCGTTGCCTGCGGCGGAGCCGGCGAAAGCGGCCACGAACGCGGGCCACCACGAGAACATCGAGGTGGACGCGCCGGCAGTGGACGCGGTGTCCACCGGGGCGGCGGGCCGGGTCACCGGGGCTGGGGCCTTCGGTACGCTCGGGGTCGGCGTGCGCGGGGCCGTGAACGCGGGCCGTGCGGGCGAGAACGAGGGACGCGCCACGCTCACGCCCCGGGCCTCGACGGCGGCGCATGCGAGCGCCAGGGCGAGGATCAGGAGTCGCTTCATAGGGTGTTGTCGTTGAACTGGACGATGACCTCGTGGCGGTCCTTCTCGATGCGGTAGTACGACATCACGCGGGCGGCGATGCTCTCCGCTGCGGACTTCGCGGCCTGCTCGATGAGGGGCTGCGCCAGCGCCGTGAAGCGCCGATGCAGCTCCGCCTTGAACTCGGCCTCGATGCCCTGCACGAGCAGGTTGCAGAGGTTCTCGGGGGTGGTCTGGAAGGTGCGTGCCATCAGAAGTCCTGGTTGGCTGTCTCGCCAGCGGTGGCCGGCGGGAACGGGCTGTCGAACGACACGGTCCCGCCTTCGGCCTCGGAGATGAGACCGGTCTCGGGGTCGTACAGGAGCGGGATGCAGAGGCCGGTGGCCTGCCCGGTGTTGCGGTCCTTCAGGCAGCGCAGGATGGACATGCGCCGCTCGTCCTCTTCCTCGGCCTGCTGGTTGCGCTCCAGGCCGAACATGAAGTGGGACCACATGCCGATGGCGTTGGAGCCACGGAAGTGCCGGATCATCACGCGGCCGCCTTCCTCATGGGGCTTGCCCTCGGGGCGGGTCAGGTGCGAGATGAAGTGCAGCGACACCTTCAGCTCCAGCGCCAGCGCGGCCAGCTCCGCCATCAGCGCGTCGAGGGCCTTGCGCTCGTCCTCCTCGTGCGCCACGAGGGCGGTGAGGTGGTCGAGGTAGATGTGCCGGCAGCCCAGGCTGACCGCCATGTAGCGGACCTTGGCCTTCACCGTGTCCCAGGACACCGAGCCGAAGTGGTCGTAGAGGTGCAGCAGCCCGCGTGCGGCCAGCTTGCCGATGGCCTCGCGGCGCTCCTCGACGGACGACTTGCCCGGGAGGTGCAGCAGCTTGCCCACCGTCTTGCCGGCGATGCGGCGCACGGTCTCGACCGGCGGCTGCTCCAGGTACAGGACCCCGGTGGGCACGCCCAGCTCCATCACATCGAACGCGATGGACTGCGTGAACAGGTCGGTCTTGCCGACCCCGGTGCCTGCGCCGAAGGCGTACAGCTCGCCGTCCCGCCGCCCGAAGGTGGCCTGGGTGAGGCGCGGCAGGAACCAGGGACGCCCCATGGGGATGTCCTTCTCCGCCTCCTCGGCCAGCTCCTCGATGCTGCGGATGCCGTCCGGCCGGTAGGGCTTCGCGCCCCAGATGGCGTCGATCAGCTCGCTGGCGCGGCCCGCCTTGAGCATCTCGTTGGCGTCCTTCAGCGGCAGCTTCGCGACCTTGCACTTCCCCGGCGAGAACAGCGGGGCGCACTCGGCCACGGCATCGCGCCCGGGCTCGTCCTGGTCGAACATGAGGATGACCTCGTCGAACCGTTCGAGCCACTCCAGGGCAGCGGCGAGCGCCTTCTTCGCGCCCTGCGCGCCGTTGGGGACGGACACCACGGGCCACTTGTTGCCCTGCACCTGGGACACGGACATGGCGTCCAGCTCGCCCTCGGTGATGACCACCTTCTTGCCGCCGTCGCGCCAGAGGTGCTGGCCGAAGAGCGGCAGCGCGGCCTTCAGGTTGCCCACCACGCCGAACTGCTTGTCGGCGGAGCGCCACTTCTGCGCGACCAGCCGGCCATCGGCATCGAAGTACGGGGCAAGCTGGACCCAGCGGTCATGCTTCGGGTCCTTGCCGACCGTGTAGCCGAAGAACCGACAGGTCTCCTCGTTGATGCCGCGCTTCGGCAGCGCCTGGACCTCGCCAGGGATGGGCGTGAAGTCGCTCACGCGGGGGCTCCTTGCGGTGGGGGTTGAGGGAACGCCGCCGTCCTCCGTGGGAGGCTCGTAGTGGCGGCAGCCGAAGCAGAAGGCGTGGCCGTCCGAGTAGCGGGCCAAGTTGTCCCGGCTACCGCACTTCGGACAGGGCTCCTTGTGCAGGTAGTGGGACTCGTCGTTCACTTCAGGCGACGACCTCCTGCTTGATGAGCGCGCCGTCCAGCTTCGTGAGCCGCACGCAGGCGATGCGCGAGGGGAACGCGATGGCGTCCGCTTCCTCCTTGCTGTCGCACTCCTGCGGGGGCAGCAGCGCGTACACGTTGGAATACGTCACCACCTCCTGCGGGGTGTTCACGAGGTCCAGCGGCGACTGGTAGCGTGGCGAATGGGCACCGCTCCGATACCACGTGAGTAGTCGCTGGTGCTCGCCCTGCTGGCGCACATCGTTGACGAGCAGGCCCACAATGCACTTGGGCGCGGCGCGGTCGACGCAGAGGATGCGGACCTGACGCCCATCGCGGGTCTGCAGCGGCTTCGTGAGGTCGAGGTTCATCAGATGACTCCTTCGCGCTTCAGCTTCTGCGCGGTGCGGTACTTCAGGTGGGTGCCCCAGGCGGGCTCGCGCTTCAGGCGCTGGCGGTTCGCCACGCGGGCCACGCGCTGGAACGTGCGGCCCTTGCCGGCCTTGGCAGCGGCGTCGACGAACGCCTGCTGCATCGCGCTGGCGTACTCGATGACGTCACGCGACACAGGCCAGCTCCTTCACGTTCAGCGGGTGGACCTCGATGCGCGTGCCGCGCACGAACTCCACGTGGGCAACGTCCTGGTACAGGCCCACCACGCGGGCAGCCTTCGAGCGGCGGACCCACTTCGGCAGGCCGATGCCGTGGCCGCGCTTCACGACCACGGAGCAGCCGCGCTTCAGCTCGGGGGCGAGCTTGTACTCGCTGTACTGGCGACCCATCTCGTCCCGCTTCATCACGGTGACGATGTCCATGCCACGGTTCCGCAGCCGCTCGATGACGGACGAGAGGCGGCTGATGCCGTACACCAGCATGGCGGTGGCCGGCGTGATGGACTTGCCCTGGAGGAGGTGCTGACGGATGGTCTCGATCTGGGTGCGGTTGGTGTTGAGGGTGTTCATGGCAGGTTCGATGGGTTCCAGAAAGACGAAGACCCCCGGGGCTTGCGCCGCGAGGGTCGGGAAAGAGCGAGGCTCGGGGTTTAGACGGTGGCCTTACTGGCCCACCACGACTTCACATCGAACGAGGGGCATGCCTTCGCCACGCCGGGGAAGTCCCGGTGGCCCTGGACGACCGCAGTCGGGTACGTCTTCTTCAGCGAGAACAACAGGGTCAGCAGCGTGTTGAACTGCGCCTGGGTGAAGTTGTTCTCGGGCTTGCCCTTCTCGTTGACGCCGCCGACCATGCAGATGCCGACGGACTCGTGGTTGTGGTCTTCCACGTGGGCACCACGCTCGGTCAGCGGTCGGCCCACTTCGAGCGTGCCGTCACGGCGGACGATGAAGTGGTAGCCGACCTTGATGAAGCCTCGGTCGCGGTGCCAGCGGTCGATTTCCTTCAGGCCGATGTCCTGCTTCGCGCTGGTGGCGGAGCAGTGGACCGCCAGGAACTTCACATCCTGGGGTCGCAGGGCCTTGATGGTCACGCCGTGATGGCTGCTTCCAGCGCGCCGGCAGCGGCGGTCGCCTTCATGTGCTGCATCTTGGCGACCATGGCCAGCATCACGGAGAGCTGGAGCAGTTCGACGGCGGTCATCTCACCCGGCGGGTCGATGCTGATGTGGGCGGTGCCGATGTCCGCGCCGTCCTTCAGGACCACACGGACGCCACGGTCGCTGACCAGCTCGATGCCGATGGCCTTGCCTTCGTCGTTCTTGATGATGGAGTTCTTCATTGCGTGAGTTCGTTGAGCCACGCCTGCGGGATGCGCTTCTCGGCCCACTTGAAGCCGTGCTTGTCGCACCACTCGGCGTACGTTGTTGGGGACCCCTTGTAGAGGGGAGCGGATGCGCGCGAGAAGACGAAGCGCACCTCGATGTCTGGGCGCTGCGCCTTCAGGAGGAGGTGCTTCTTCCTGTCCTCGGGCAGGAAGCGGCCCTTGGTCTCGATGACGAGGTTGGGCCGCACGGGGAAGTCCGGCGTGTACTTGTGCTTGGTCGCCGGCTCCTCGTACTCGATCTTGATGGCCTCGAAGCGGGGATCCACCCCGGCAGCCTGGAGCTGGGCAGCGATCTGCTCCTCCAGGCCCGAGCGGAACCCCTTTACGAGACCAACGCGGGACTTAGAAGTCCTTGTTGTCGTCCGCGTCCGACGCATCGGAACCGGCGCTGGTGGTCGAGGTGGTGTCCTCCTCGTCCTCGGCGCTGTAGCCTTCCTCGGCACCGAAGCCGTAGTCGGAGGCATCGCGGCTGCCGCCCTGGCGCAGCTCGATGATCTGCACCGCGCACAGGCGGAGGCTGATGCCCACGCCGATCTGCGTGTTGAACGGACGGAAGTCGGCAGCGACCTTGATCTTCGAGCCGCCCCAGATTTCGGGCGGGTTCGACAGCTTCTTGCCGCCGGCATCGAAGAAGTCGGGCTTCAGCACGAGGTCCGGCTTGCCCTCGCGGGCGATGCGGGCCGGCATCTTGAAGTTGAAGACCCAGTTGCCGGTCTCCTCGCCGGTCTCCTCGTCCACTTCGGCCTTGAAGGGACGGTCGGCGCAGAGCTTCAGGCCCTTCGCCTTGGCGAGCAGCTTGCCCTTGTTCTTCGGCTCCTTCTCGGCCTGCTCCAGCAGGGCCTGCTTCTCGGCCTCGAAGAACTCGGCCAGCTCGGCCTCGTACTGGTCGATGATGGGCTGGGCCTCGTCACCGGGGAGGACCAGCTTGGTGCTGTACTCGCCGTCCTTCTTGTACTTCGTGTCCGGCGTGTTCAGCTTCGGGTAGCGGGCGATGCCCGGGGGCGTGGTGACGCGAGTGAACTTCTTCTTGTCGCTCATGGCGGTGTCAGCGGTTGGCGATTTCGTTGTCGATGTAGGCGCGTACGACGCTGATGTGCGGGAAGTACCGGTAGTCAGCGTCGTACGCGATGCGGTCGGCCTTGTTCAGCAGCTCGGACACATCGAGGCCCAGGCGTTGCTGCAGCAGGCGGAACAACAGGACGACTGCCAGGACCCGCCGATGGGGCGGCAGCTCCTGCACTCGGTCGAGCAGGAGGAAGGCGTCCTCCAGCGTGCGGTGCGAGGTCGTGGAGTTGAACTGGTCGCGGTTCATGGTTGGTGGGTTGGTGGAAGGCTCGGCGTGAGTGCAGAGCGAGGCTCGGGGTTTAGGCCGCGAGCCCCGCCCGCCCGTTTCGGAGCAGAGCGAGGCTCGGGGTTTAGACCTTGCAGACCCGGAAACCTTCCGGGAGTGGAAACGTCAGGCGAAGAAATACTCCGAGCCTTTGACGGCCTCCAGGTCCAGGTCGCCCATCTCGGGCAGCGGTGGCAGCTCGTCCCGCAGCTTCTCGGGGAGCTGCTCGGCCAGCTCGTTGCGGAACTTCTCCAGCACGTTCGGCGTGTACTGCTCGACGAACGCGGCGCGGAGGTTGTCCCGCATCCGAGTGGCGAGGCCGGCGTGGCAGCCGTAGCTGTCGTGGATCATGGCGAACGAGGTCATGCCGTCCTGGGCGCAGAACAGGATGGTCCGCATCAGGTGAGCCGCGTCCAGGCTGTGGACGAAGTTCGGGCTGATGCCCAGCGCCTGCTTGCGCGAGTTCAGCTTGTCGCCGTCCCGCTGCACCATCAGGCGGTAGCGCCGGCCCAGCACCATGAAGTCCAGCTCCTGGCCGACCTCGGTGCGGTAGTCCTGCACGGCCAGGAAGCCGGCCGGGGTGGTCCACCGCACGGGGAGGTCGTTGCTCGCGGCCACCTTCGCGGCCTCGCGCAGCCAGTCCATCGCGCGGCGAGCCGCCACGACCACGTTGCCGATGGCCTCGAAGTTCACCGCAGCCAGGTACTCGGCGTCCTCGATGCGCTCGTGCCCCTCGCTGTCCGTCAGCTCGGCGTAGAGCTGGTCGCGCATGCCACGCCGGGTCACCCCGTAGGGCACCGTCATGGTGTTGCGCTTCGCCAGCTTGCGGGTCATGCGGCCGACCCAGCGGTGGGCCACCGGGTGGCCGGCAGCCGCGTCCCGGTCGATGATGGCCTGGGCAGCCTGGGCGACCTGGGTGTAGATGTCCGCCGGCTTCTCGTCGGGGACGAGGCCCGTGGCACGGCCACCCACCGGGTCGCGCAGCATCGCGCTGAAGTTCTGGAGCCCGTTGCAGGCACCGTCGAAGGCCACCGGCAGGTGGGACACGAAGTCCTCCTGGGCGTTGCCCTCGTCGACCCACCGCTGGAGCGCGGCGTACTCGAAGCAGAAGGCCAGGAACACGAACGGGCTGTCCGCCTCGGCCCACCACATGCTTCCGGTAGTGGAAGCATTGGCCGCTTCAAGAATGCGCTCCTCGTTCGCCTGCACCCAGGCGATGCGCTCCTCGAAGGAGACCTTGTCGACGCCGAAGCTGTTGGCCCCGTGGATGGCGAGCCAGTAGGCCCCGTCGTCGCCCAGGCGGTGGCCCTCACCGAAGCGCAGGAGTCCCTTGCTCACATCGTCGCCCTGCGGGGAGAGCGCGCTGGCGACCGGGTACATGCGGCCACGCCAGTCCAGGTTGTAGACGTAGTGGAACCGGTTGCCCCGAGCCATCATCTCCTCGCAGACGTTGAGCTTCTGGATGACCTGGACGCGCTTCGACACGAGGCGCTGGTTCTTCTCGTAGACCTTCGCGGCCTCGACCTTCCACGCCTTCAGCACCGCCGGGTCCGGCTGGTCGTCGGGACCCCAGGACTTGGCCGGCAGCGGGAGGTCGTCGCGGCTGGGCAGTCCGGCCTCGACGCGGCTGCCTTCCCACAGCTCGCGCACCACCTCGTAGACCCGCTCGTTGACGGCCCACTGGGTGTCCTGGAGCGCGTTCACGGCGGCGTAGACCCACGGCATGTCCCAGTCCTTCAGCGTGGACAGGTAGCCCTTGTTGCGGGTCTTGACGAGGGGCTGGCGCAGCTCCTTGGTCAGGTAGCCGCCGTTGAACGGGTTGGTCCAGTGCCGGGGCATGCAGACCATCGGCAGCCGGACGGGCGACAGCAGCTCGCAGCGGGCGTGCGACTGCTCCAGCCAGCGGCGGCAGCTCTCGGTGGGCCGGATACGCATGACCTCCCGCCGCGCGCCGAGCTGCTCGGACTCGATGGCGATGAGGCCGGTGGCCTGGGCGAACATCTCGATCAGCAGGGAGCCCACCCGCACCTTGGCGGACTCGTCCCACTTGATGACCTTCACATCGACCAGCTCCGCCCCCTTGCGGATGAAGGCGATGCGGTTCCGGTCGTAGCTCATGGCGGCGACTCGCTTGCTGATCTTGTCGGCCAGCTTCGGGTTGGCCTGGGCGATGGCGTCGAGGTTGATGGTCTCCTCCAGGCGCTCGGTGATGAGCAGCGCGCAGTTCACCACCCGGGGCTCCTCGTGCAGCCGGGACAGGCAGGACTGGGCGGTGATGAAGGCGACCGCCTCGGGGTCGAGGCCGTCGAGGAAGTAGAAGACGCCGGCATTGCGGCTGGCGAGCCCGTTGCGGGTCTCCTCCAGCCAGCCCCGCAGGGCCTCCACCATCGGCAGCATCGCGGCCTTCAGGAGCTGCTGGCCCGGCGGCAGGCTGGCGTTGCCGTCCTCGGCCAGGATGGCGCGGTACTTCTCCACGCCCAGGCGGACGGAGTGGGCTTCCAGCTCAAGCTGGGCTTCGATGTTGGCACGGGCGGTCAGTTTCGAGGTCATCTAGTGGGCTCCAGAAGGTGGTCTTCAAGGGCTCCACAGGAGGCTTCGCCTTCGGCTCAGCCCCCCGGGAGCGAGGCTCGGGGTTTAGGCTGGGCCGGGTCAGAAACCCGTGCCGCTACCGGAAAGGCAGGCGGTGCCGGATGCTTCCGGGAGTGGAAGCATTCGGGCGAAAAATGGCACCACTTTTGGCACCAACTGGCACCAGTGGCACCACGCGGAAAGCCGCATGGATGCTGGCTTCGCGCGTTGCGAGAGGGGGCGGTGGGGTGGGAGTTTTGGCACCAACCGTGGCACCAACTTGGCACCACGGTGGGCTTCGAGAGTGGCCGCTACCGCTGCGGCCCGCTCTGTGTTTGGCTCCCCGACCTGGGCTCGAACCAGGGACCTACGGATTAACAGTCCATAGTTCCGCTTCTGCATCTTTCACGCCTCCGTAACGGTTGCAACATCGGAAGAAGGCTTGCGGTAGTTCGCGATGGCCTCGACCAGCATGCGCTGGGCGTGGGCCTCGGGCTTCACGTACCGCTTCGCTGCCTCGACCGAGCGGTGCCCGCCGAGGGCCTGGATGAGGAACGTGTTGGCCCCGGTCTCGCCGGCCCGGGACAGGCCCTCGTGGCGGGTCGCCACGTGGAAGACGAACTCCGGGTCGTCCGCCAGCCCCAGGGCCTCCCGGGCCTTGGCCCAGAGCTTCGTGATGCGGTGCTTGTCCAGGTCCGCGAAGGGGCCGGTCAGGCCCAGGTCCCGGCGGCGCTCCAGGATGCGAAGGGCGGGCGGCGACAGCAGAACCTCCCGCGAGTCGTCGTTCTTCGTGTCCCGGAACACCACGGTGCTGCGGTCGAAGTACACATCCCGCCACGGCAGGTCGAGCAGCTCGCCCTGGCGCGCGGTCGTGAGTAGGGCCACCTGGACGAGGTCGTGCAGTGAGGTCGCTCCCTTCAGATGGTGGTTAGCGAGCAGCCAGGAGAGCATGGCTTGCAGCTCGTCCTCGCGGACGCGGCGCATGCGCTTGTTGTTCGCCACCGAGAGGTGCTTCACGCCGTGTGGCGGCAGGCGGCAGACCTCCAGCAGCACGGACACGAACGACAGCCGGTGGTTGATGGCCGAGTGCGAGAGCGTGGTGCCCTTGCGCTTGCCTTCCTCCTTCAGCATGGCCTCGCGCCACCGCAGGACGGTGTCGTAGTTGGCCTTCGCCAGCGGCGTGTCCGCGCCCCAGTAGGCCGAGACCTGGAGCCACTTGGACTCGATGCCCTTGCGGTCCTTGGCCTGCGCCCACTCGTCCCGCTCGCGCTTCGCCTTCTGGAAGGCTTCCGCAAACGTAATGGTGGAGCCCTTCCGGGGCTGCACCGCTTCCGCCACCGGAAGCTCAGCGGAAATCGAGGGCGCGCGCGCCGCAGGGGCAGGAGCCCCCGCGAGGTACTTGGCCAGCAAGCTGGGCGCGGTGCGCTCCGCCTCACTCTTCGATGCACACCCCGTCGGAACACGACGGCGGGAGCCAGCCGCGTCCTTGAAGTCCATCCACCATTGCCCACGCTTCTCGAAGTAACGTACCTTCATGGCTCATCTTCCAATCGATGCAGACATCCGCGACCACGTAGAGCGTCAGGCTCGCGGCTACTGCGCTCTTCAACCAGTTCCTCTTCAGGTTGCCCAGGTTCGGGGGACTGACCTCTATCGACCAGCTCCCCAGCTCGACGACGAGAGTCCCATCAACCACATACACATCTACGTGCGACCAATTCCTTCTATACAGGCGATGTACGAACAGCATGGACCTTGTCTCCGAAGGCCCTGCTCACTCGCTCCAGGATTTCCTCGATCAGGGCCTTGCCCTTCGGAGTGAGCCGGACCAGTTTGATGCGCCGGTCCCGCTCGTCCTCTTCCTGGGTCACGTACCCCATGCCTGGGGTGCCGAACGTGCCCTTTCCGAGCTTGGCGATGTTCCGGCTGCAACTACTCATAGCCACCCCGGTTTCCTTCGTCAGGTCGCCCTGGTTCATCTGTCCTCGGACGTACAGCGCGGTCAGCAGCAGGATTTGCTGCGTGGGCATTGTGTTGTCCTCGGTCAAGTCCTGAAGCTGCTTCAGGAAGATGTGGACCAGCGCCACCCGTGTGGTCGGGGTCTCTTTGTTGGTGGATGCCATTTGCTCTGGGGCTCCTGTAGGAATGGTTTCGGTAGCGGAATTGTAGGCAGTAAAGCCCGCAAGGTGAGCCCCTCCTCCCATCGCGCCTGTGGCCGGCGCGTCCGAGCGGCTCACCACCCTCACTCACCCAACCCGGGGCTTGACAGGCCCTCTGCGTGGGTCTCCATGGTCACCTTGACAATCCCATCCAGGTTGATGCGCCGGTAGTCTCCTTTCTCCAGATCAATGACGAGCGCGTACCGGCGGGTGTAGTCACCGCCCGGGACAGCTCGGCAGTTGAAGGTGCGGGTCGACCCATCCGTTTTCAAGGCCGTGACCACAAGGACCGTGTCGGGCAGCTCCTGGGCCACCTCGAAGACCTTGCGCCAGCGGGCGCGCTCCTCGGTCTCGCGGTAGATGGTGGCCCGCCCCAGGCGGACGGTGCGGCGCAGCGCCTCGCCCAGCACGCGCGGGCTGATGCAGGTCTGGGCGTCGAGGACGGCTTGCCGGTGTGCAACGTCGATGGTGCGGAGTGCGAATGCAGTCATGTTGTGGGCTCCTTGTGTGAGTTGAACGGGATGGGTCAGGTGGGCTGTCAGAGCCGCCCCTGCTCGTCGTGCGTTTGGCGCAGTCCGCCGCGCTTCGTGCCGATCCACTGGCGCTTGACGAACTCCACCGGCTCGCCGTTGAGGGCCTGGAGGAGGCCGTCCTTGTCGCTCGCGACCTCGACCTCGGCCACGACCACGGAGTCGCGGTCGATGGGGGCCTTCTCGCGGACGAACTCGCGGGCCTGGGCGAAGGTCCCCACGTAGGTCGTGGGCTCCTCGTCCACCGACAGGTCGCGGACGCGGTAGGCGCGGGTCTTGGCAGCCATCACGCGCCCTCCGTCACGCGCGGGGCCAGCAGCTCCTCGCCCCGGCCCACGGCCACCATGAAGGCGACCATCTGGGCGCGGTGCATGGGCATCAGGCCGGCAGCGGTCGCCACGGCCACCACGCCCTGGAGGAACGCGGCGAGCTGGTCCTCGCGCTTCACGGTCCCCTTCCGCAGCCCCAGCTCGCGGCAGCGGGTCGCCCAGGCTTCGCGGGCGGCGTCCATGTAGGTGTTCTCGTCCATGTGTCGGTTCTCCTGTTGCGGGCTCAAAGCGGCCCCCGAGGGGCACCACGCGGGTGCCCTACGGGCGCAGCTCTGGGCGTCACCAGATGCGCCTGGGCTGTCCGACCCCCATGCGCTGGGCCGCGCGGCGGCACTGGTCCCGGTAGACCGCCAGCTCCTCCTCGAACTCGGGCGACAGGCGCGGCACCGGGAAGGTCCGGCCACAGAGGCACGTGTAGCGGGTGCCTGCGGCGCTCAGGGGCACGCGGCGGCGGCAGCGGAAGCAGACCTGGGCCATCACGCAGCCCTCCCCAGGCACGCGGCCAGCCTCTCGGCGTTCGCACGCTCGGCGCAGTCGGCCACCCACTCGGCCAGCCGCTCCTGGCCCTCGGTGGGCCTGCGGTAGACCGACCACTGCGTGGCCTCGGCCTCGGTGCAGACCTCGAAGCCCTCCAGCGTGGGCCGCGTGGGCGCGACCTCGTAGGCGAAGCGGCTCATTGCACGGCCTCCCCGTGGCAGGCCACCACGCGACGGCCCACGGCCACCACGCGCGGCGCGGCCTGCATGGGCGTCCGCAGGAGGTCGGCGGACTCGAAGGTGGGCGCGCGGTACGGGTTGTAGGTGACCGGCACGCCCTCGGCCTCGCCTGGGCAGTCGGTGCCCCACTGGCCCTGGTCCCCATCGAGGTCGACCCACCCGGCCAGCCGCCCGACCACGTAGGCGTGGACGTTCTTGCGCTTCTCGCGCAGCACGCGCTGCCGTCCGGCCTCGCTCACGCGAAACTGGCAGTCCGTGAGCTGGAAGGCGCTCGCGTGGTACTTCACGCGGCCCTTGTCTGGGCCCTCCAGAGCCTTCAGGCTCCAGCAGTGCCGGTGCAGGTTCCAGTAGGCGGCGACTCGCATCACTGGGCCTCCCCGGTGAGCAGGTCCCAAAGGGCGGCGCTCAGCGCCTCCAGCTCGGCCTCGCGGGCCAGCTCCAGCAGGTCGTCGAAAGTGGGCATGTGGTGTCCTCCTGTGAGTGGAACGGTTACGGAAACGGAACGATTAGGCCGAGCGTTGGGCCACGTAGCGGCTTGCCTTCGCGCCGTGGACCACGATGACGGGGCTCGCCGCAGTGGGCTTCTCGGACCCACTGCACGCGCCGCACGTGGCGCACGTTTTGCGCTTGCCCGCTTCGTCGGACGCTGGGCACACGAACTCGCCACGCTGGACGGGCTCGGATGCCACGCGGATGCGGAAATAGCGGAGACCCTGGGCGCGGGCTTGCTGGGCCTCTTCGAGGTTGTCGACGGACGCCATGGTCAGCCGCGCGATGGCCTGACGGTGGGCCAGAGGCAGGGTCTCATTGCGCCACTGGTGGCTGTAGCCAGTGCGCCCGGCGGCGTGGGCCACCAATTCATTCCAGATGTGGAAAGGTACAGCCGCAGGATCGCCATAGGTGCCCAGGCGCACCATCCGCCCGGCCACCATGCGGCCCACCTCGGCGGCATCCTTGCGCGGATACTTGCCCGCCACGAGCCCCTTCCAGACCACGGTGGGCCCCTGGGCCACCACCACGTAGCACGCGCCACCGTTGAACGGGCGATGCTTGCAGTCGCCGCAGATGGCCGCATCAGCGCCCGTGCGGACGGCCTCGGTGGGCTTCATGTCGCGGCGGATGATGTAGGTCTGGACCATGTCTCCAGTCTTCCGATTCGAGCTGCCGAGCAGGGCCACGACAGCGATGGGAGAGCCATCGAGGAGGCTGAAGCCTTCCCAGATGGTGTAGCCGGTAGGTTCCTTGGACAGTGCCATTTGCTGGTCTCCTGTAGTGCGTTGCGAACAGGGCGAATTGTTCCAGAAGCGGAAATGTTTGTCAAGTGGCAGCAATCCGTGGCACGTGTGGCGCGGCCCATGAGTGGCACCAATCGGGCAGCGTGTGGCCCACGTGTGCGCGTGGCGTGTGGTGGTGGATACAGGCACCATGCCGGGCGCGTGCGATGGCTGTATGCGTGCCGTGTGGTGGCCCTAACGTGGCCGTGTGGCCTAACGTGGCCGTGTGCCGTGTGGTGGCCTCGTGGTGGCCGTGTGGTGGCCCTGGAGACAAAAAACAGGAGCGCAAAGGCAAACGGGCAAACATCAGCAGCCCGAGCCCTTGCAGCTCCTGCGCGTGGCGCGTGTGGTGCGCCGTGTGGTGGCCTCTGCGGCCCACTGGTGCCGTGGTGCCGGATTCTCAATCCGTCGGCATCCCTTGCAAATCAAGCACTTAGCGGCGTGTGGTGCCGTGTGGTGCCACGAGTGGTGCCACCGTGCGGCCCACGAGCGGCCAGCGCGGCCCCTGCGCGGCCACCGCGTGCGCCCGCCAGGGCACCCCCACGGGGGGAAAGGCCCGTCTGGGCTGATCCGATACCCGCTCAGATTTTTGTAGCAAACATCGGGACCCCCACGAGGCCCACGACAGGATTGCCCTCTAAACCCCGAGCCTCGGGGGGGACTGGTAGTGGAACTACTGGTGGACCTCTCGGGGTCTCCTACCAGAACCACTACCAGGAACCACTACCAGAGTGGACCTATAGGGTCCCCTTGTAGTGGCCCCCAGAGGGGAACCAGGTACGGGGTGGTCTTCACAGGGGTGGGGTGGTCTTCGTACACTCCGCGCCGCCATGAAGCACACCCTCTCGACTCTCGTCCTGGTGGCGCTCGCGGGCTGCGCCACGGTCGAACACGACCCCAAGAAGCTCGTCACCGACACGCCGGCCATCAAGGCTGCCGATCAGGCGTACCGCCAGTGCGCGTACCGCCACGGCATGCAGCTCGGGGTCGGCTCCGACTCCGCCCGCGAGGTCGGCACCACGGCGGTCGGTATGTGCCGCGCCCAGGCGCTCGCCTTGCAGGAGGCCATCGAGAAGGCCAACGAGGCCCACGCCTGGGGCCGCGTGGCGGCGGAGTCGTACGTGAACGCCGTGCGCCGGCAGCTCGTGGACGATGTCGCCTACGCCACCACCGTTGCCCGGTCCAAAACCGGTATCGGGGGCGGAACCGTTCCAGCCTCGGCAAGGCCCTAAATCGGCCCGTGGAGGCGCGAACGGGAGGGGGGTCGCTACTACCCTACGTGCGCGCCCGATGCGGGGCTCGTAGGGCCTGAAAAAGGAGGCCCGCACGAGGCGGGCCCGAGGTCCGGTACGCAGGGAGGAAGCGCCCGGGCCGGTCGAAGTGTTCGCAACGCCCGGCGGGGGCGAACTCTACAACAGGCCCAGGGACAGCTCAAGCCCCTCGGAGAACTCGTCGACCATCGTCAGGCGCTCGGTGCGCCGGCCAGTCGCGGCCTCCATGAAGGCGTCCAGCTCCGCCGCCAGGGCGACCTCCCGCTGCTCCTCCAGGATGCGGAGGGTGTCGCGGTCCATCACCTCGACCCAGTAGCCCACCGCGATGGCGAGGGCGTCCAGGCGGTCGTCCTTCGCCAGGGAGCCCTTGTCGCGGGTCACCCGGGTGAGCTGGTAGAAGAGCTGGTAGCGGCTCGCCTGCTCCTGGCTGTAGCCGTTGTAGTTCTCGTAGTCGTCCAGGATGACCCGGCTGTCCACGATGAGACGGTGCTGGTTCATCACCGGCTCCAGCGTGTCGATGATGCGCCGCTCCTTCTGCTGGGAGTGGCGGACCTCCTCCACGTGGACGGGGTGGATCCGAGCCAGGAACGGCATCAGGAGCTGGGTGAACATGCCGTCACCGAAGTTGGACTCCACGATGACCTCGTTCACGCCGTACCGCTTCGCCTCCTTGGCGAGCAGCTCCAGGTTGGCGTCCGAGTAGCCACCCTTCAGGCCGCGCGCACGCAGCACGAAGAGGTAGCCGTTCAGGAACGCCACGATGGCGTAGCCCAGCTCGTCGCTGCCCCGGCCCGAGGGGTCGATGGCCATGACCACGCCGCCGTACGGCACGTAGTTCTCCTTGGCCACCCACATCGGGCGGTACAGCCGGTCCCCCGCGAGGCCCACCGTGGGGAGGTCGGTACGCGCCAGCTCGGGGCTGGACGCCCAGACGACCTTGATGGGGGCCACCTTGGGGTCGCAGTCCAGGACGATGAGGTCGGACAGCTTCAGCGGGTAGCGGTCGGCGTCCGAGAAGCTCGGGTCCAGCATGAACTGCATGGCGAACCCGGAGCGCCCATAGGACGCCTCACGCTCCTGGAGGTCCAGGTCGGAGAACCGATCGGGGTCGGTCGGGGCCCCGCGCCCGTTGAACGCATCGCCCAGGCTGGGGTCGGCCTCCAGCATCTCCAGCAGCAGCGGCGCGAGCGTGTCGCCGTAGCGGCCCATCGCGGCCTTGCTGGGGAACCTCGCCGGCCACACGCGGAGCTGGTAGCCCCGCTGCGTGAGCTGGTTGTAGAGGGTCATCTCCGTCTGGGGCGTGCCCAGGTAGATGATCCGGCTCGACTCCAGCGGCTTCAGGATGGCGTCGAACTCCTTCACCAGCGCCGACAGCTTGTCGCGCATCGTCTGCGTGAGGGAGTTGTTCACCACCTCAACGTCGTCCGCGATGATGATGTCGGCGCGCGAGCCGGTCAGTTGGCCCGTGATGCCGACGGACTTGACGGAAGGCGAGTGGTCAGGACGCGCAGGACCCACATCGAAGGCGATGGACGAGTCCCGCTGGCCGGGCTTGGCGCGGAGGTGCTGGAGCAGCGGCATCTCTGCGATGAGCCGCTTCGTGAAGGTGGAGAAGTCATCGGCGCGTTGCTTGGACGCGGAGACCACCATGATCTTGAGCTGGGGGTCTCGGAGCAGGCACCAGCAGACGAAGGCGGAGGTCACCCACGACTTGCCCACGCCTCGGAATGCTTCGATGATGGCCCGCTTCGGGCCGTGCTGGAGGTACGAGGCGATGTCGTACTGGATGCGCGTCGGGGCCGGCAGGCCCAGGTGCTTCCAGACGAGGTAGATGAAGTTGCGGAAGTCCGCGAGTACAGGGTCGTTGGTCACCAGCTTCGAGGCGACCGCGACCTCCGACAGGTTTGCCGGTGGCATTCAGCTCAGTGGGAGAAGTTGGCCCCCTCGTTGGCGAACGGGAGGGACTCGGTGAGGGCTCGAAGCGGAGTGCCGGGGAGGTTCGGCTGCTCCACGCCGTTGTCCTTGAGGAACTGGCGGGCCACGTTCAGGTCGGCGGCGGTCGCCGTGCCTTCGCGCAGCCGGCGGGCCAGCTCCATCGCCAGCGCCCCATGCAGGGCGTCCAGCGCCTCGGTGCTGGCCTTGCTCACTTCTTCAGGCCCAGCTTGTCGGCGCAGAAGTTCACGATGCGCTCGCCCAGGAGGCCGCGCAGTTTCGCGAGTGCGCCGAAGACGCCCCACGACAAGGCACCCGTGACGAAGTACGCCGGCAGGGTCAGCTCGGAGGGCGGGATGACGGTGATGTACTTGACGGCCAGGGCCGCGACCGCGCCGCCGAAGATCAGCGAGCCGGTGCCGGCCACCGCGCCCTGGAGGAACAGCTCCTTCCGGGACTGCGGCGGATCGAACGCGGCCATGATTGCGCCGCCGAGGAGGCCGATCAGGCCGGCGAGACCGGCCTTCACCAGCACGCCAGCGGCGATGCCGCCGGTCACGGGTTCGGTTGCCATGAGGGGGGCTTTCATGTTCAGGTGAGTGGCTTGCGCCAGTAGTTGGTGCCCTCCGCGCCGTACCGCACGAGCGGTTCGTGCATGCGGAAGCCACACGCGATGAGGTTGTTCGAGGAGGCGGGGTTGTCGTAGGTGTCGGACACGAGGGCCACCATCCCGAGCTTGCGAGCCTTGCGCTCGCGGGCGGCGATGAGCCGGCGCTGGAGTCCGCGGCCTCGGTGAGTCGGCAGCACCCCCGCGCGGCACAGGTAGCCCGCGTTGGGGAACTGCTTGGACTCGGTGAGACCGGCGAACGCCACCGGCACGCCGTTGTCGTAGGCGACCCACCACCAGCCCTCATCGGTCTCCATTGGGATGTCCCCTGGGAGCGCCGTGAGCTGGAGGTAGCGCAGGAGCGCCGCCTTGTCCTCTGCCTTCCCATCCACCTCGCGGAGGCGGATGGGGGCGGTCACTGCGGTCGGCGGTGCGGAAAGATGAAGAGATGGGTGTCGGCCAGGGCAGTCACCTCGCGCTGCTCGGAGGTGACCTCGATGGCAGCAGGGGCCGCGCCCAGGTCCAACCGTCCCTCGACGACGACGACAAGCTGCCCCTTGCGGAGCTTCAGCGTGCCGCCGGCGGGGACGAACTCGATGTCGAGCTTCGGTGGGGCCTTCTTGTCCGGCTGCATGGCCGCGTTCACGCACACGAATGCGGTCGGCGCGAACGCCTTCCACCGGTACGTGCCAGCCGGCCACACCTTGCCCGGGTAGTCCCGCTTGCTGCAATCGCCTGCCACCTTGCGGGCCACCATCCGGGACCCGGCGAGGGACGGCGGATGCTCGATGCAGTCCGCGCCGCCCTTCACCCAGAGCGACCAGTTCACCGCGCGGTCAGCGCGCGTGTCTGCCGCGTACCGGACCTTCATCACCTCACCCGCGTCCAGCTCGTGGCGGTCGATGCGCCAGCCGAACGCGAAGAAGTGAGAGTTCCTCACGCCGTCTGCTCGCTCAGGGTGATGCCCGCGTCAGGGGACGTTGCCGGGAACTCGGGGAGCGTGACGATGCGCTCCACGCCGACCGGGATGGAGTCCAGCGAGGTGTCCACCGCCGGGTCCAGCACGGCCTCCATCGTCCGCAGCCACTCGACGGGCGCGAATCGAGAGAGGAAGGCGTCCAGCTCCGCGCCGGTCGGGGCGGGCACCGGCAGGTTGATGTTGTAGTCGGTGCGGCAGCGGCGAATCTGCCGGGTCATCGGGTCGATGTCCACCGCCAGCATGTCTTCGGTGATGCGGTCGGTGTAGAAGCGGACCACCACGGAGTGCTCCTGCGGGTGGACCTCGACGATCTTGAACTTCACGTTGCTCATGCGATGTTCCCTGTACGGGTTCCTGTGTTCTTCCAAATGATGTGGGTGTTGCCGCTGACGGCGTTGCCGCGAGCGCCTGCTGCGCCGTTCGCGCCGCTGCTACCAGCAGCGCCTGCGGCACCACCAGAGCCGCCGCCGTACCACTGGTTGCCCGAGCCCGGATAGCCAGCGCCAGCCGAGTAGCCGCCCTGGCCACCGGTCCCGCCGTACGGGTTCACTCCAGCGCCGCCGCCCCACGGGCCACCAACCGCCGCGCCGTAGCCGTTGCCACCAGCGCCGCCGTAGTAGTACGTCCAGCCGCCGTTCTTCGAGTCGAAAAAGGCCATGCCCCCGCCGCTGCCGCCGCCACCCCCTGAGCGCACACCGGGCGAACCCCCGGCACCGCCAGAGCCACCCGGCCCGCCCACGATGGACCCTTGGTTGTCCACGATGAGCGGTACGCTGACGGACAACGCGGTCGCGCCCGAGCCGCCCGAGCCACCCGGCCCGCCGTTGCCTGCGCCACCACCGGAGGAGCCGGCGTAGCCGGTTGCGGAGGAGCCGTAGGGACCGCCAGCGCCGGATGCACCGTGCGTGCCGGTGGAGCCGGTCGAGCCGGTGCTGCCTACGCCGCCCGTGATGGAGCCGCCCGACTGGATGACCAGCTCGGGGACCCAGGGGAAGCTGCCGTTGACGGTGAGCGCCACGTTGCCTGCGGTGCCGGTGATGGCCCCGCTGACGATGGCGCGCACCGGCGACCGCTGGTCCCACCCCGCCGCGACGGCTGCGCTCCGCAGGTTCAGGTTTGACCCGGTGAGGGTGAACTGGAACGGCGGCGGGATGAGCAGGCCGGCCCTGGGATGGTGGAACCATGCCATGTCAGGTCACCCCGATGCCGGTCACGTACCACTCGTTGGTGTCGACCTTGATGATGGTCACGCAGCCGTTCGCAGCCACGGCGCGCTGCCCCATCGCGCCGTCACCCGCGCGGCGAAACACCACGCCCATCTCGGGCATGAGCTGGAGAGTGCCCGCGCCGTTCATGTTGATGATGGTGATTTGCGTGTTGATCGGGAACGCCACGGAGGTGTTCGACGGGATGGTCACGGTGCGGCCCGTGGTGTCCGCGCTGGGGTGCAGCAGCGTGCAGCCGGCGTCCGAGAGGCCCAGCGTGCGGTTCGCGCTGAAGGACACCAGCGGGGGCTGGTTCCAGGTCGCAGCGGAGGCCGCAGCCTGGGACGCGGAGGTCGCCGCAGCGGAGGCGCTGCCAGCGGCGTTGGACGCGCTGGTGGCGGCGTTCGAGGCGCTGGTCGAGGCGTTGGACGCGCTCGTCGCAGCGGCGCTCGCCGAGTTCGCCGCGTTGGTCTCGCTGGTGGCCGCGTTGGAGGCCGAGGTGGCAGCCGCGTTCTTGTGGCTGTTGGCCGTGTCGCGGGCCTGCTCGGCAGCCGTCTGCGCGGCCTGCGCGGCGTTGCGCGCCGTGATGGCGGCGTCACGCGCAGCCTCGGCGTTGACCTCGGCGGTCTCAGCCTCGTCGCGGGCCTCGGTGGACTCCGCGTTGAGCTGCACCATCAGCGCCAGGGCGGTTGCCAGGGAGCCGTAGGCGTCGATGGCCTCGTTGGTCGCATCGAGCTGCTCCTGCGCCAGGAAGAACGCCTGACGGGAGTCGGTGTCCAGGACAGCCTCGGTGAGGCCCGTGCCGTCCATGTAGTCCACCAGCCGCGTCTGCGGCGAGGTCTCGCGGCGCACCCGCACCTTGGAGCCGATGGGGGCTGGCACGGAGACCGTGTTGGAGTTGACCCACGAGAAGCTCGTGGTGTCCACCCCGTTGATGCTCACCTTGATGTGAGCTTGGTCGATGTACTCGGGGACCGCGATGACCTTCGGGGAGGCATCGACGGTGACCTCGTTGTAGCTGTACGCCATGCGGGTAGCCAGAAAAGGGAAAGGCCCCAGGGCTTGCGCCGAGGGGCCTTCGGGTTGCTGGAGAGGACGCGCTTAGTCGTCGTCGCGCGGCTCGTTCTTGGGGAGACCCTCAACGAGCCAAGCGCCGATGTTCCGAGCGCCATAGAGGTTGCTCAGGGGCAGCGTCTTCCAGAGGTTCAGCGCCTCTTGCTGCGTCACCTGATCGGACCCCGTGAGCAGGCCGAAGGCGGTCGATGGAGCCGCCGCCAGCCGCTGCAACGCGATGAGCGCCGGGGGTACGAAGGTGCGGTTGCCGGTGTTGGCCGTCATGTCCGGCCCGACCAGGGACTCGCCACCGGTCAGGACCTGGAAGCCCTGCTCGACGAAGAACGGGACCATGCCGTTCGCGGAGGACCGGAAGAACGCAGCGCCCGCGATACGCTCGGGCCGCAGGGCCTCTTCGAGCTTCTCGCTGTCGTGCGCGTTGTTCATGCCCGCCTGCACGCTGTACGCCATGGCCTCGCCCAGGTACGCGATGAGGAACACCTGCACCGTGGTCGCATCGCGGTAGCTCAGGTTCTTGAGCATGTTCTTCGCGTGCGCGACCAGGAAGAAGGTCTTCAGCTCACCGAACACCTTGCCGAGGGTGGTGTGCATGAACGGGATGGTCTCGCCCAGGTCGTGGTCCTGGATGGCGTCACGGACCATGCGCGAGTTCACCGTCTGGAATTTGTGATACCAGCCGGGCTCGTCGCGCAGCCACGCCTCCCAGTCGATTTCCTCGACCTTGCCCCGCGAGTCGGCCTTGGTGTGCCGCTTCAGGGAGTCGAGCATGGACTCGATCTGGTCGTCGTCGATGCCCCAGCCCACCAGCCGCTCACGCATGCCGGCGTCCATCTGCTTCAGCCCGAGGGCGAAGTCGTAGAGGCGCTGGGTTGCCATCTTCGAGGCGAGCTGCCGCGTGATGCTGGTGAAGCTCGCGTTGCCCGAGATGAGGTCGACCGCGTGGGAGACCGTGTTGGCCCCGCGCTCGATGCGCGTGAGCATCTGGCCCATGTACCCATCGTCCACCTCCTGCGCCCGGGCGTACGCCGCAGCCATCTCGTGGCCGAAGCCGACCACGTGTTCCAGGTCGCGGGCAAGCTCGTCGTCCGGCAGGTAGCCGTTCCGCACCGCCGTGATGAGCTGCCGGAAGGTCGGCATCTGCTCCCAGAAGGCGCGGAAGCCGATGAGGGCCACGGCCTGCTTCATCTCGAAGGCAGCGGTCAGGCCGAGCTGGCCGAGGTTCACGGCACGCGAGTAGCCCCGCAGCGCAGCGGCCACGCGGGCCGGACGGCTGAAGTCCTGGGTGGACATGGGGCGACCCACGATGTTCCAGTAGACATCCTGGAGCAGCTTCACATCGTCCCGCACGGACACGTTCTTGGCGAGCGCCTCGTCCTCGACCGCGCGCAGGCGCGCAGAGAAGTCAGCGTCGGAGTAGATGCCATGCTTGGCGAGGCCCACGCGGCCCGCCATCGAGTTCAGGTAGGTGTCCACCAGGACTCGGGCATCGTTCTCGAACAGGTCCGCGATGCGGAGGACGCCCTGGGGCGTGTTCACGCTCAGGGTCTCGTTGATGTCGAAGCGGTACTTGAGCTGCGGGGCACGGCCTGCGTCCGAGCCGGCGCTCTCCTTCACCGCGAACATGGTGTCCACGATGAAGTCGATGTCGTCCTGTGCGAGGCCGGCGCGGCCCAGCTCGGTGCGGAGGGTGCCCATGTCCTGCGCGAGCAGGTGCAGCTCCTGCAATGCCGGCGAGAACTCCAGCCGGCGGACGGTGTCCAGGAACCTCTTGGCCTTTACCCGGTCCCCAATGAGGCCGGGGACGTTGATGGAGGTCGCGAGCAGGTTGACCACGGCGTCCTCGCCGTGCGTGTCGATGGCCTTGCGGATGCCCTCGTGGCTCCAC